ATACTAGCCGTGTACGGTGTGGAACCGTATACCTATGTTCGTTCATAGATGTGCCTCTTTCGAGGCGCAGCAATGAATCTTGAAGATGCCACCAGGCATCATACGGAGGATACAAAGGTATACTCCTTTCAAGATATGTCTTACTAATGAAACAATGTGTTCGAGAGAAGTGTATACTTCTTTCATAGCGCATAAGATCCATAGTAGACATAGATACATACTCATATATACCTTGCCCATCGGGGTTATTACATAGATGTAAATCCATGTTATTAGCCCGGAGGCGTTGGCGTACACGAGTATATATAAACGAACTTGTCTCCTCGAAACCTCTCAAACGTAACCTTTTAGCAAGGTCACATAGAGAAGTGAGAGCAGGTATAGTAGTGATATCGTGTTTCTTCATACGAAGAGGCGTAACGTCAATGCCAAAAAAGGCATCAACGCCACAGGATTCTCGGAAGAATCCCTTTACGAAACACTTATTAGGATTCGGGACAAGCCCAAATCGAACAAGTGCCCGTATAGCACCTTCGTAGTATATTGAAGGAACTTCGATATCATCACCAAAGACATATATATCATCACAGTTCACACCATGATGACATAATATGCCAGCTCGAACAATAGCCCAAAACACAAGGCTTTCTATAGGGAATGTATTACAATTCCCCATCGGAAACATCTTGCGAAGGACTATTTTAGTACCACTTAATAGCTGGAGATGACTAGCGCGCGAAGCATCCAAGTATTTAAAAGAATGTCCAAAAAGATATTCAATTAATTTCCTTGATATGCGATCGGACGCATCCTTAAGATCAATAGTACAATACTTTTGATCTAAAGATGAAGTCAGAGCGTGACAGCCATTTATGTTTTGATCACGGAAGTTGATTCTTCCGCGTGTCAATTCATGAGTGGTTATAGCACTTTCCAGTATTAATCTCTGGCCTTGTTGAATCCATATCGATTCTTTAGGGTGTACGCTTATAAGGCGTGGACCCCTGGAATCTTTAGGAACAGCAACAAGTTTAGAGATGATGCTATCAGCAGTTTTTAGCCTATCCTGCTGCTTTACAACTGCTTCGACCCAGTAATTGGGAAGAGAGCAGAAGTAATCGCAGTAAGGATATAGGTTATCAAGACTACTATATAGCATGTTGAAATCACCCTTATCAGAGGATAATGAGTGCGGAAAAACCGCACCAGGACCATGATAAGGAGTGATATCAAGCCAATTGATATTATAGGTTACCCTAGATATCAATTTGCGTACTTCACGCGATAGAGGACTCTCAGTAAACTGAGAGTCCCATACTGCGATAGACTCCTCAACATCAAGATACTGCTTCTCAGCAGTATCAAGCTGAAGAGGAGACGGTTCGAACTCGGCCTTATAGCAGAACAATAGGCTCTGACGTAACCACTTGAGAACAGTAGCAGCTTTTATGTACATCTTACTATCAAAGAAATGATAGAAAAGTTTCCATAATGGCTGTGATACTGTATCTTCGAATAATAGATCGATCTCTTGATAGAGTTCGATAGATTGTTCTTCAATGTAGTTAAGAACGAGCTTATCTAGTAAAGGCCCCTTTACAAGGAGCCATTCTAGGCACATGTCATCGAGAGTACCTAACGGGACCCTCGACATATGCGCTATATCTACTAGCAGGCGATTATAGGTATCTATCAGCATATTCATATATATGAGTATGTTGTACTATGAAGTATTCACCTGAGTTCAGTGTGCTACTTATGTGACTTATCCCCGACGCTTACCGATTAAGGCAAGCCCAATAGGAAGAAGAATATCCTTAAGGATAAACTTAATCACTGTTTGAGTTTTCTTAATCATGCGTCACTCATCCTGACCCAGCTGTATGTCGGATTCAAAGATGAATTCGTACTTACAAGCTGAGGCGTTGCTGGACGAAATGATCCTTTCACTAAATGGTCAGATCTCTTAGAATTATTCAAAGAGAGGACTATATAGCGATTGTATTCATTAGGCCCAACGAGCTGAGAATAATGACCCGGTAATAGGGTAAAATACATGATTTAGTATGTTATATACTAAGTTGTATTATACCTTACTGTTCCTTGTTGACGAAGATTTCGTCAGCAAGATCCAGACCCGAATCATCTTCTTGGATGGTCTGAGCGATTCTTTCGACGACCGCAAGGACGTCAGAGGAACCGATAGCGGGGTCACTGGGCACAGTAACCACAAGATAAGCTGAAACGGGGGCAATAATGCCCGCCGTCAAAGCCATGTGGCGATCAAAACGGAGCACACTTCGAATACCCTTCAGTTTAGTAACACTGTCGGTATATTCTTGGTGACGCACCGTCATGATCTCGGGGAGATTAACTCCTCGAGAGACCTCACGCCGCTCGCTTCCAGCTGATTTATCGCTGAAAGCTTGCGTAAACGTGAGGGTACTGATTGTCAGGTCTGCATTCATAGTTGAACTGAGTTTATACTAACCCTTAAGACTCGCCACCAATTGGTGGAGCAACGCAGCCGTAAGGCCAAGTTGCCTCTTTCCGAATCTACCCGATGCACCAACTTGAAAAAGCTGGGACTTCAGGGGTTCACGGTGATAGTACTTAAGCGTGTTTGTAGCGATCTGAGTTCCATCCTTATCAGATATCCAATCAGCCATCTTGTGTTTAAATACAGGAAGGTCTATTGCATATTTCTCTGATAAGGAGATATCTTTAATATTAGCATTATCCTGTCGGAAGACAGAATCAAGCGTATCAAAGATTGAACTTAAATCTACAAACCAGTCAACAACGAATGAGAACGGTAAACGCTCCCATGCGAAGCTAGCAGGTCCCGCCGATCCGAACCTATCAATTAAATATTGAAGCTTATTGAAGGCTTCAAGATTATAAATGATAGGCCAGGAACCTCTAACTGTAACAATACGACGAGGAGGAAACCACGGTTTAAAACCGCAGTGCCAAAACGACGTATCATTATTGTTAGTGTATTGGGAATACCGCGAATCAGCGTTAATCAAGAAGGGTTTAAACTCCCCTTGACAACGATAATGGGCGATTTTATCGCCTTTTATGGCCCGAAGATACTGCTTAATATCATCATTAATAGATGATAAAGAAGTATTAATCTTCTTAAGGTCACTGATTAACGGAGCAATACCGAATGCATAGTATAGATAACCGCCACTAATCGCTCTAGAATTTCGCCAAATTCTGGAAGGGGTAGAACCCCTAGCAGAAAAAGACGATTTAATAGAGTGAAGTCCATGAATAAAATCAGGACTCTCTACAATATTAAGAAGGTTATTAACCTGATTAGTATTATAGAATTTGTGAACAGCCTGTCTAACACTAGCTTCAACACTTTCTGGATAAACAGTTTGGAGCATATTGTGTCTAACTTCTCCAATAGTATTGGAGTCGAGAGGCCCAATGCCCCAAGTCTGCCAGAAAGAACCAGGACCTAGCAAACGATAGAAACGTCCCGTAGAAGGGATTAATCCATCGTTCTCAGGATCATAGTCTTGTAGATCAGCACTGAAATCAGTGCGTTCTACTCGTCTATAATAATGAGTGCAGACCTTGGTTCGTTGAGCTACATCCGGTGAATCCTCTATACTTTCCTCAGCATATGTTTTAAACATGGTCTTAGTCCCAGTAATGGGATAAGGATCCATGGCATAACCGGGGTAAGTAGGTGGATCATTATGTTCCACCGTAAACGGTCCTTTTAAAAGGAGCGTAGACTCAAGGACTCTGGATCGATAACGCATAAGTTGATGGAGTACCAC